CGCTGCCTGAAGCGTTACATTGTTCGTGAATTGTATCCGCTTATTCTCGCAGATTTATCTGATGCTGCTGCAATTACTTGACATAGGAGCGTCAAGGCCAACCCTAGTTTAAAAGCAGGCTTGCCGGGCAAGCGCTACATTCGTGAGCAGGTTAACGAAGCACATGGCATGCCGAGCAAGGAAGCACTGGTTAGACGTCTTAATTTCTGCCAATGGACCGATGCCAAGAATCCCTGGATATCTGCTGATGTGTGGATGGCAGCCAAACGTAACTACGACTGGCGGGCATTGCGGGGGCGCCGTGCATGGGGTGGTCTTGACTTAGGGTCAACCACCGACCTGACCGGATTGGTATTGTGGATAGAGCCGGAAGAATACGGTGAACCATGGCAGCTGGTTTCGTTTGCCTGGTTGCCTGATGAGGGACTGCTTAGGAAAGAAGAGCTCGATAAGGTGCCTTACCTTGTATGGAAAGCAGCCGGTTATCTGGAAACCACACCCGGCCGCGCAGTGAGCAAACTGTTCGTATTGCGCAGGATGGAAAAATTAATTGATATCTTTGACATTCAATGCATCGCGTATGACCGCTGGCGCATTGAAGACCTGAAGCAGCTGGCCGAGGATGAAGACATCCCGCTGCCACCAATGGAACCATTTGGCCAAGGATATAAAGATATGTCCCCAGCGTTGGACAAATTTGAAACGGCCTTACTCAATGGCGAAGTAGTGCACGATGGCGATCCTGTCTTGACTTGGTGCGCAGCCAATGCCGTCACCGTACAGGACGCAGCCGAGAACAGAAAGCTGAGTAAAGAAAAAGCAACTGGCCGCATTGACCTGATGGTTGCTGCCGTCATGGGTGCTGGCATCGCTATCGATTGCAAAATAGAGTCTGATGATATTGACCAGGGATTCGTTGTGCTGTGAGTAAAAAAAATAAATCAGATAAAAAAGCCAGCAAGGTAAGCAAGGCGCTCTCAGTTAAGAACGAGGTCCAGTACATTAAAAGCAGCGATCCCGCTGTAATTAATCTGCTTGGTGGCCTGCAGTCTTCATCGGGTTATGTCGTTACCGATGACTCGGCCATGCGTGTATCAGCCGTAGCTGCATGCATCAATCTGATCGGTGGATCGATTGCCAGCCTGCCGCTGGCGTTTTACCGCCGCACGGATAGCGGTCGAGAAAAAGTAGCGTTACCGATCAGCTATTTATTTAACGAGCGCCCATGTGGCGCATGGACAGCAGCCACCATGAAAGAATGGTGGGTACGATGCAACGCGCTGCGTGGAGATTCCTTCTCTCGGATTGAACGGGATCGTTTAGGTGATGTCGTCAGGATAGTTCCATTGCACCCAGACCGCGTTACGCCATTACCCGATGGCGAAGGTGAATTACTCTACCGCTATCAGCCAAAGAATGGTGCCGCTCGTGTCTACCAGGATAACGAGATCCTGCACATACCCGGCTTTGGTTATGACGGAGAAACAGGCCGCAGCTTAACGGTTATCCAGCATGCTGCCTTTCAGTCAATCGGCATTGCACTGGCGGCGGATGAATTCAGTGGTCGCTTTCTCAAAAACGGCGCTACCCCAAAGCACCTGATTACATCACCCGGCAAGATGGGACAGGAACAGATTGATGAGCTTAAAGACCAATATGTCCAAAAATATGCCGGACCAGAAAATGCAGGTAAACCGCTGGTACTGACGCAGGGGCTGGAGATCAAGGAATTAAGTATGTCATCGGTCGACGCTGAACTGTTAGAGAGCCGCAAATACCAGGTGATCGATATCGCTCGTGCCTTTGGTGTGCCACCGTTCATGATCGGGGCACAGGAAACCGCCACCAGCTGGGGCACTGGCATCGAGCAGATGACATTAGGCTTTGTCAAGTTCACGCTGCAAACCTACCTGAACCGCATCGAGCAGGAAACCAACAGCAAAATATTTCCCAAGCATGACTACTTTGTCGAGTTCAATCTGGATGGTTTGCTGCGGGGTGATTCCAAATCAGAAGGTGAATACATGCGCCAGGCAATGGGCGGATCGATGGGGCCCGGCTGGATGACGTTGAACGAGATTCGCAGAATTAAAAACCTGCCACCCGTAGACGATAAAGAAGGCGGCAACTCATTCTATGAACCAAAAGGAAACAGCAATGCACAAGCGGATACTGCAATTATTACGCGATAACAGCAAGCCAGAGCGTCCTGTTATGCGCATAGAAAACGCAGACGAATCATCGACCCTGTATCTGTATGACGTTATCGACTCACTGTGGGGGATATCGGCAACCGATTTCACCAGAGAATTATCCGCCCTCAAAGGAAAGGCGGTTAATCTGCGTATTAATTCACCAGGAGGTGATGTGTTTGATGCACGCACCATGGCTACAGCGATAGCTGAGCACGGCAATGTCACGGCTTATATTGATGGTATTGCTGCTAGTGCAGCTACTTATGTGGCCACATCCGCCAAGCAGGTGCACATGGCAGAGGGTGCATTCTTCATGATCCACAACGCTTGGACACTCATCATCGGCAATAAAGAGGATTTAATGAATGAGGCGGTATTGCTAGAGAAAATAGACCAATCCATTATCAATGACTATGCCAAGAAAACAGGAAAGCCGGTTAACCAGATTGCTGACTGGATGGCAGCTGAGACCTGGTTCACAGCACAGGAAGCGCTGGATCATGGCTTCGTGGATAGTATTACCAAAGATAAACAGACAGCCTCCAACAAATGGAACCTGTCTGCCTATACCAAAGCGCCCAAAGCATTGACCGAGCAAGATGATAGAACAACATGGATACAACAGCGCGAGAACGCACAGCGACGCTTGCGCCTGCTAGGAATCGACTGACGCGCTTGCGCAGACGAAACAAGCCGCCCCTGACCAGGCGGCTTTTTTATTTTTATCTCAATAAGGAAATAAATGATGAGTGGAAACATCAAAGCCCTGCGCGAGCAAAAACAGGAACTCGCAAGACAAGCCAAAGACATGCTGGCTAAGGCAGGTGATAAAGTCTGGACGCCTGAAGAAAAATCACAATTTGATGGGATTGCCGATCAGATTGAATCCATCGAATCCCAGATCGGTACCATGCAGCGCCTGCTGGATGAACGTGTTGAGAAGGAATTCCTGGATGCAAAACCGATCGATCCAAAAGACAAAGCAGCCAAGTTTGCCCGTAACAGCTTTGATAAGCTGCTTAGGAATGGCGAGCGTGCGCTCAGTGTGGAAGAGTATCAGTCCATCCATAACACCATGAGTACCACGACTACTACAGAAGGCGGTTATACCGTGCAATCAGAAGTAGCGAGCGAGCTGATTGAGAAACTGAAAGGCTTCAAGGGAATGCGTGAAGTGGCAAGCCAACTCACCACCTCACAAGGTAATCCGCTGTCTTACCCGACCAGCGACGGTACCAGCGAAACGGGCGAGATCATTGCCGAGAATACGACTGCAACCGATGCCGATCCCTCCTTCGGTACCGTTGCGCTGAACGTCTTCAAGTTCAGCTCCAAAATCATCACGATCCCGTTCGAGCTGCTGCAGGATACCAATATCGATATCATCGGCATGATCAACAGCCGAATCAGTACACGTATTGGCCGCTATGGCAACACCATGTTTACCACCGGCAATAACTCCGGGCAGCCCAATGGTTTGATCAGCGCATCGAGCGTCGGCAAAACTCGGACGACCGGCCAGACCTTAACAGTCATTTATGAAGATTTGGTAGACCTCGTCGATAGCATTGACTATGCTTATCATGACGGCACACTGCGGTTTATGTTCTCGCAGACTATGCGCAAGACCATTCGCAAGATTAAAGATACCGCAGGACGGCCAATCTGGACACCATCCTATGATGCAGGCATTGCGGGCGGATTTACCGATGAATTACTTGGCCACCCCATCCAGCTCAATAACGATGTCGCGGTACCGGCAGCTAATGCTAAATCGATTGCCTTTGGTGATCTTTCCAAATACATGATTCGTGACGCCATGCTGGTTACCATGTTCCGTTTTGATGACTCTGCCTATGCTAAAAAAGGACAAGTCGGTTTCATGGGCTGGGCACGCATGGGCGGCAACCTGCTCGGTCCTAATGCTGTAAAACTGTATCAACACAGCGCGAGCTAATATGAGCAAGAAATCAGCAGGGATAAAACAAGCGCGTGTGCTGTGTGCGTTCACGTTCAACGGTGTGGAATACAAACCCGATCAGATCATCGAAGCAGATCAATCCGTGCTCGGTCAACTGATCGGGAATGTTGATCCATCACCTGATGCGGTCCAATACGTGTTGGACAACAGCGCCACTATTATTCGCGCATAACAAACTACTGTAACCACTCAACCCGCCTTGGAGCAACCCAGGCGGGTTTTTATCTATGCTACTCAAACTTATCGCCGCGCCAGCCTCAGAGCCAATTACGCTGGCAGAAGCAAAATCGAATGCTCGCGTTACAAGTAATACGGAAGATACAGATATCACATCCTTGATAACTGTCGCTAGACAGGAGTGCGAAGTAGAGTTAGGAGCGCGTGTACTGATATCCCAAAGTTGGCAGCTTACGCTAGATAAATTTGTGGATAAGATTTATATCCCGAAGCTGCCATTAATCAGTATCACATCAATTAAATATGATGATGTTAATGGTATCGAGCAAACTATTCCACCGAGCAATTATGTGTTGAAAAACAACAGCGATAATAAATTTGCAAAGATTGTTAAGACAGCAAATTACGATTGGCCTATAGTTTATGACAGTATAGAAAACGTACGCATTGTATTTGTATGTGGATATGGCAATGCAGCATCAGTTCCAGAAATAATCAAGCACTGGATGAAGTTGCACGTAGCTCATTGGATAAATAACAAAGAGGCGGCAATTCCTGGGCAAATGAGTAGGGTAGAATTTTCTGATGGCTTGTTAGACACCTATCGAGTATTGGGAATTTAGTATGCCACCACCGGGCGCAGGCAAACTCAACCGGCAAATCGCTATCCAAAGCCGGACACAGGGCAAGGATGCCGAAGGCGGCATCACCGAGACGTGGAGCGACTTTGCAACGGCATGGGCCAGAGTCAATTACCTGTCAGGCAATGAACGCAGAGCAACGCAACACGGTGGCCAAATACTGGAAGCCAGAACGGAATTTACTATCCGCTACCTATCTGGCTTAACTAATATCATGCGCGTTGTATATGACGGCAAATACTACAACATCCGTCATATCAATGATTTTGAAGACGGGCATGCCTTCATCGTGCTGACTTGCGATACTGGAGGAAACAATGGCAGGTGATGTAGAGATCCTCGGCATTGGCAACCTGCGAGAAAGTTTTGAAAAACTCGGTACCGAAATGGTGCAAAAGACCTCGCTGCGCATGGTTGCCTCTGCTGCCAATGTACTCAAGAAAGAAGCCAAAGCGCAAGCCATGGCCCATGGACTGAAAAAATCTGGAGCCCTGATCCGCAATATTGCCATCAAGCGAGAACGCAACGCCCCAGCCGGTACCGCGCAATATAACCTTGGCGTGCGACATGGGCGTCACCTGGGCAATGGTAAAAAGGTCACCAAATACCTGGCACTCAGCAAAACTGGACGGATAGTCATCCGGCGCGAGAATGATCCCTTCTATTGGTACTTTCATGAGTTCGGCACAAAGAAGATGCAGGCACGGCCATATATTGAGCCATCGCTAGAAAACAAACGCGCGGAAGCCCTTGCGGCCATGGAAGCGCGATTACTGAAAGATTTGGAGCGAGCCAGACAATGACCATTGCCTCAACAGTCAACACGGCATTAACCGCAGTCATCGCCAACACCTGGGCGGTAGAACTGCCACCTAATCCCACCTGGCCTGCCATCATATTTCAAATAGAAAGTATGCCGGAAAAAGGCTGGGTACAGGGCGGTGGCTATATTCAGCATATTGTCACCGTGGTGCTATTTGCTGAAGCACGTACAGAGCTTGCCACGTTTAAACCGCAGATTGTTACCGCGATGGAAGGCATCAACAGTGACCCATTCCGCTATTTTGGCGAAGAGGAATCAGGCGATGCGGACTTTGAAGAACTGCCCGGCGTATACGCTTATTACCAGAATTTCAGAATCAGAGAACGAACGTAGCAAAAAACCTTAAAACCAGTCATCACTTCATTACCACCCAAGCCAGCTAAGGAGCAATCCAAAGCTGGTTTTTCATTTGCGAGGCAATAAATGGCAAAACTAATGCGCAACACGCTGCTGTTAGCAAAGATCGAAGCATCAGCAGGGGTCGATCCGGTACCAACCGCGGGATCAAACTCAATTCTATGCCGGGTTACCAATCCTCAGCCGGTCGTAGCCCAATTCGTAGAACGCAACAATATCAAACCGTACTTTGGCAACAAAGGAAAAGTTCAGGTCTCGGCCTATTCCGAGATTGAAATAGAGGTCGAAATTGCTGCTGCAGGTGCAGCGGGAACGGCTCCAAAATTTGGCTCGTTACTGCGGGCATGCGCTTTTAGTGAGACGATCAGCGCAGGGGTGAGCGTAGTCTATGCACCGGTTTCTTCGAGCTTGGAATCCATCACTATCTATTTCTATCTCGATGGCGTACTGCACAAAATGACCAATTGCCGCGGCACAGTCACCTTTGACCTGAACGCGCGCAATATACCGGTGATGAAATTCAAATTCACTGGCATTTACAGCACGCCCACCGACACGGCGGTACCAGGTGGGTCAGATTTCAGCGGATTCAAAACGCCGTTTGCCGTCAACAAACTTAACACGCCAACCCTGGCGCTGCACGGTATAGCAGTTGCGCTGGATACGTTATCGCTCGCCATGAACAACGACGTCAAATACCGCAACCTGGTGAATTCTGAAGACGTCATTATGGTCGACCGCAATCCAAACGGTAGCGCTTCTATCGAGATGACTTCCGTTGCCACCAAGGGCTGGCATGGGGTAGCGCAAGCCGGAACACTGGCAGCGCTGCAAGTTGTACATGGCTCAGGCGCAGGCAACATCGTGCAGTTCGATGCACCCAAGGTGCAGATCAACGATCCGCAATATAACGATCAAGACGGCATTGCCATGCTTAATATTGGGCTGCAACTGCAACCGAACGCAGGCAACGACGAATTGATTATCACCGTTAAATAATAAGTAACGTTTTTGGAGGCAGTAAATGACAATAGAAAACGTTATTGTTAACGATGCTTATGCCGGAAAAGGGGGTAGTTATACTTACAACTCTGGTACAGACTCGCGCGCACCAAATGGCTATGTTAATCCACTGCAAGCCGATCCTGTGAAGTTCATCCTCAAAAAAGGCGACACCTATTCTGTCGCGGCAATTGCCAAGGATGGCAGCGGATCGCCGGTCAATCTCACGGGCCACACGATAGTTGCCAAAATAAGAGATGCGGCAGGCAACGTCATCGCTACGCCATCGGTTTCTGTCACCAGTGCTGCCGCAGGTGAGTACACCATGACGGTGGCTGATACCTCTGCCTGGCCGGTCACAACGCTGTATAGCGATGTAACCTATACCGATCCGCAATCGGCTGTTGCTAGCACAGAAACGTTCCAGATTATCGTGCAGGAGGCGATTTAAAACATGCCTATTGAAATAACTAACGTTGGGATTAAAGGGCCGAAGGGAGATACCGGCCCCTCTGGCGCTCCGTTGCAAGCTTACAGTGGGGTGCCTATTAAACTGATCACGCCAGCTTCTACATTTACTGGCATAACAGTATCCGATAACGGTGCAGGTAAAGTTTTACTCACTGGTGCAGGCGCGCATGGATTGTCTGCTGCCGATGCAGTTGGAGCAAATATTTTTATCTTGACAGCCAGCACAGGCTGGACTGGATTAGCCATCTATAAAATTATCAGCCTGGATGCTGATGTAACTGGTAACAAGATCGGGATCGATCTGGCGTTTGCTTCGCAGGCGGCGCCGATTATGGCTCTGGGTAGTGTAATAATCAATTACATTTTGTCGGCTATCGCACCGTTGGGTCCAAATTCCATCATAAAAGCCGATGCATTGGTATCGCTTAAAAATAGCGCGAATCCAAAATCGCTATCATACCGCTCGCTGGCATTAAAAATGTCTGAAGTTAATAATTTAGTCAATATTAGTTCATACAGATACCAGGCCAGGATACACATGCGAGGCACTAACCAGTCCCAAATCGGGCTAGCGGATAATATGGTGGGGGGATTTGGCCCGTCAACAAACAACCCTGTTGTCTCTGCATTGGATTTTTCTGTTACTCGCAACTTTGCTTTGGCATTAGGTATGTATGCTACCGAGCCGATCACGATCGAAAGCTATCTTGTCGAAGTATATAACCTTTAAGGATCCAGCATGGCCATTATTACCGATTTAACGTACGAGCAAGCGTTGGAGTATCCTGAGCCAAGAGATATCCTCGTAGATGAGTCGGGTATCTATGTACTCACTGAAGAACACATAACCCCTCGCCTCAACCCGGTACCGCAGGAAATCAATGCCGATCAAGCGCGACTGGCATTGCTCGAAGCGGGGTTGCTCGATGTGGTTAACCAGTATATCGCCCAGTCAAATGATGATGAACTCAAGATACGCTGGGAGTATGGCGGCAAGCTGCTAAGAAATAGCCCATACATTGCTTCCGCTGCCGTGGCGCTCGGACTTACCGATGCGCAGCTCGATGAACTGTTTATCCGTGCGGCTCAAAAATGATGGAGAAACCAATGGATAAATATTCCGGCATGGGCGGCTCATACATCATCGATCCTGAAACGGGTGAACGTCGCCCGGCCGATCCTGTTAAAGATGAGCCAGCAGCAGAACTTAATGAATACGACGGCAAGGGCGGCTCATACATCATCGATCAGAAAACCGGCCAGCAACGGCCTTATGATGAACGCGAACATCTGCTGATTAAACCTGCAGGCAGGATAGAGCCACCGGCAACAGAACCAGAATCAGAAAAAGAGCCACAATCTGCACGCAGCAAGAAAAAACGATAAACAACTAGCTATTAATCAATCCACCCGCCCCGGGAAACCTCGGCGGGTTTTTATTTTTCGAGGCAATAAAAAATGGCATTCAAAATCGCACTTAACCCAACCTTTAAAACTCAAGTTGATGTGCACATCAAGAACGACAAAGGCATCTTTCAGAAATCCACCTTCACCGTACAGTTCGCCAGAACTGACATGGATGAGGTGGAGGAATTGCGCAAGCTGCCGCAGACAGACGTGATCCGTAAAAAGCTGGTTGGATGGGAAGGCTTGCTCGCTGAAGACAATGCAGTCGTGGAGTACAACGAAACCAACCTCGATATCGTGCTCAAAATCCCGGAAGCCGTGCTCGGTCTATCAGAATCCTTCTGGTCATCCATCTACAAGCAACGCGAAAAAAACTAATCGAGGTTGCTAGTTTCTGGGCTAACCCAACTGGCAACCAACCAAAAGTAGCAACCATTGATCAGGATGTCATTGACGCCCTGATGGCAATGGGTGCGTCACCAGATGTGATTGAATCAACCAAAAAGCAGGCAAGCGGTGAGACTGACATCGATTGCGAAATCTGGCCGGAAAACGAAGAGGTTTTCATGCTATTCAATTCTTTATCAACGCAATGGCGCATCTCATTTTCCGGCTCATTCATCGGCATTAATTACCCATCCATTGAGTCCAGCATGAATATGCTGGGCACAAAAAAGAAACGCAGGGCAGAACTATTTAACGATATCAAGACTATGGAGCGTGCTGCGCTCCCGATACTCAACCGTAAAAAAGATTAACTATGAGCGCACTTGGATCACTTGTCGTCAGTCTGGCATTAGACTATGCCCAGTACACTCAGGGGCTGGATAAATCAGACCAGGCTGCGCTTAAGTTCGCTCAAAACGCGCAGAGAAACTTTGATGCGGCTTCTGCATCGGTTACAGATTTTCTCAAAGGGTCCGCCGCCCAGGCTGCTGCAGCCATTGGCGGCATGGTTGCGCTCAATGAATCGTTCAGCCGCTCGCTTGATTTCAACAAATCGCTTGCGCAAATCTCAACGCAAATCGACGGCTCGGTAGACGACCTTAACCGGCTGGAAGCCGCCGCTAAAAGTCTATCTGTGCAGTTTGGTACGATGCCGGTAGACCAGGCTAAAGCGTTCTACGAAATCATCAGCTCGGGCACAGAAGATGTCACCCAGGCGACTGAATTATTAGCTGCCGCCAATAAACTCGCTATCGGTGGCAATACTGACCTGGCCACCTCTGTCGATGGTTTGACCAACATCATGAATAGCTACAGCGGCAAAGTTGAAAGCGCTGAAGCGGTATCCGATGCATTGTTTGTTGGCATGAAAGCGGGCAAGGCCAACATGGAAGAATTCTCCTCTGGCTTGGGTAAAGTCACTCCGCTTGCATCCGCTCTCAATGTCAGCTTTGACGAGCTGGTTGCCACCATTGCCGCATTATCCAAGCAAGGCATTCAAACATCGGAAAGCATAACAGGTGTTAGAGCCATTTTGGCTGCTGTGGCAAAACCATCCGCAGAGGCTGCAAAACTTGCCGATCAACTTGGCTTAGAGTTTAATGCCGCCGGTCTGCAGGCCAAAGGCTTTGCCGGATTCCTGGATGAAGTCACCAAGAGAACTGGTGGTAGCGCTGATAAACTCGCGGTGCTATTTGGCGGCGTCGAATCATTGGTTCCTATGATGGCCTTGGCCGGGCAGGCTGGTAACGATTTTAACCAGATCATGCTGGATATGGGCAATAAAGCCGGCGCGACACAAACTGCATTTGAAAAGATGGCGGCTAGCCCAGGCTTTAAAATCGACCGCCTTATGGCATCGATCAACAATATTGCCATCACCCTGGGGGATACGCTTGCAGGTATCCTGGTACCTGCCGCAGAAGCCGCGTCCAAAGCAATCAATAATCTATTTGGAATTAAACAGCTCTCAGCTATCGACCAACAAAAGAAAAAGATTGCTGATTTACAAGAGCAACTTGCATCGCTAAATGATCGCAAAAACATCCCGGTAGTCGGCGGATTACTCTTCGACAAACGTGAAGCCGATTTATTGAGCCAGCAAATCGAAGATTACCAGGCTGATCTGGTCAAGATGGAGCAGGCAGCAGCAGAATCAAGCGCTGCAATCAATAAAGAATCGAATGCACTCAATGCGCTCGATCTTGCCTTAAAGCCGGTAACAGATAGCCGCAACAAAAACACAGCTGCAACTAAAGGACAGATATCCGAAGGCGAGCGTTTTCTTCAATCCCTAACCAGAGAGGTTGATCAGCTTGGCAAAACCACTACGGAAATTAAACGGTTGGAGGCGGCGAAGCTTGGTGTACTGGATGTTGCAGCGCCGCTCATTGACAAAATAGAGCAAGAAACGATTGCGTTAAAAGACGCAGAAGAAGCCGCGAATTTATACAAAAGCCAACTAGACAAAACAGCGCAAATAACCGAGTCAGTAATGACTGGTGAAGAGCGCTACGCTCAAACGCAAGCCGAATTGAACCAATTAGTCAACGCGGGAGTGCTTAGCCAGGAAACCTATAACCGGGCCCTACAAAAAGCTGAAGAACAGTTCCTGAAGACGGGCACAACCGGCAAGCAAGCTTTTGATGAGATTTCCCAGTTCAGCATCCAGGCCCAGCGTAATCTGCAAAATGCGCTAGGGGATGCACTGTTCGATGGCATCAATGGCAGATTCGACGATATGGTGGACGGATTCGAGAATGCCATCTTGCGTATGATAACTGAGGCATTGGCTGCGGATATCTGGGGAGCGTTATTTAATAAGCCGACCGGCAATATGGCATCACTGTTCAGTTCATTTGGGTTGTCTGGCAGTACCGCAACCAGCGGCAGATCAAGCGGGATGGGCATAATGGATATTGCCAGTTTTGGATCATCAGCCACAAACCTATTTAGCGGTGGATCAGGATTTATAAGCAGCATAGGCAGCAAATTGCCCGGATCGGCTGGTTCGTTTTTTAGTGGCATGGGTGCAACGAGCAGTCAGTTGGCTGCCGCGCAAGGATCGCAGATGCTATGGGGTGCGAGCGGCATGAGTTCGGCAGCGAGCACAGGGGCATCTTTAAGTAGCGCCGCAAGCCTGGGGTCATCACTTAGCGCTGTGGCCGGTCCGCTGGCAATTGCCTACGCTGCTACAGCAATACTTAGATCATTCGCTGGTGATAAACGCATGGGCGGCGGGTTTGGGGATGCGCTTAATTTTATGGGCGATATTCCTATACTCGGCGACTTTATGCCAGTAGTGCCATTAATGAATGTGCTATTCGGTCGCGGTCCACTGGAGCAGAAGGAGACCAATTTAATCGGAGATTTTACCGCCGGTGGTTTTAGCGGTATCACGTCAACCAAATTCAAAGCCGAAGGTGGGGCGTTTATCTCCGATAAAGTCGATCGCGTCATGACCGATACTGACAGCGGCGAGCTGCTCAACCAGTACGGAGAACTTGTTGAGGGCGGTATTGCTGACGAGCTGCAGCCATTTGCTGATCAAGCCAAATCCTATGCGACAGAACTTGGTCAATATCTCGACGATAGCATAAGCGGCATCTCTACATCGTTGCGTAGTGTTGCTGACTCGCTCGGGCTAGGTACTGAGGCGCTGGACAATTTCAGCATGGGAATCAATATCGCCAGCGAGAAAGGCGAAGCGCTGACCGATGAGCAGATCGGACAAGTGATTGCCGACGCAGGTGATGCCATGGCACGCAGCCTTATCCCGGGCATTGACAGCCTGAGCAAATCCGGTGAGAGCGCATTGCAGACCATGGAACGGCTGGGCCTTGAATTTAGCTCGCTGGAAGGTGCGGCGGCAGTATTGAGCGGATCAATGTCAGCAGCTAAAGAGGCGGTGCAGGGGCTATCGTTTGAAGAGCGAACCGAACTGGTTGATAGAGCTGGCGGTGTTGACGCGCTTAACCAGCAAGTTAGCTTCTTCGCTACTAACTTTTTATCCCCGGATGATCAATACAAGCTGGCGTTTGAATCGCTGAATGAGCAACTTGGTGAGCTTGGCTTATCTGCCGACATGAGCAAAGAACAGTACGCTGAGTTGATCAGATCAGTCACTGAGGTTGGCGGAGTATCGGTTGAAACAGCCAGCAAATTGCTGGAGCTGGCACCAACTTTCCTGCAGGTCAAGGATGCAGCAGAGCAACTCAATGCTGAAGCTAAGCAGATCAAATTAAATGCAAATCTGAATGCGCTTTCTCTCGCTGAAAACTTGGCGCCTGATGAAGTGCTAGGCATTAAATATTCCATGATGAGCGATGTGCTCAGCGAGTTTGGAATATCTGCAGATATCAGCAGAGAGCAATTAACTGAGTATGTGCGAGAGTTCGTCAACTCTGGCGGATTGCTGACTGCTGCAGCAGACAGCGTGATGACCGCTGTAGGAATTGCTCTTGATTATTTCAATACCGTTGACCTAAATAAAGCGAAAGCAGATCAAAACCTGCTGTCCCTTGCCGGGACATTTGCACCAGAGGAAGTAACCGGCATCAAGCAATCAATGGCAGATGATGCGCTCAGCCAGTTTGGGCTATCTGTTGACATGGGCAAGGAAGCGCTGATTGATGCCCTGACAGATTTCGTCAAGGCTGGCGGACTGTTTACCAATATGGCTGATGACGTGATGAATGCGGCAAGTCAAACTGCCGACTTCTTCAGTACTCTTGACCAAGCTAACCTGGACGCTGTTAACACCGCTTATGCCGATCTTGAAAGATCAGTCGATGCCGAGCGCACTAGGCTGACCGATGAATACAATACCGCACTGGATGGAATCAATACCCAGATCGAAAGCGTTACTGATTCAATCAGTAAACTCAAATCATTATCGGATGCGCTAAAAACTACCATAAATGATATTCAACCGATGGGGCGTGATGAAGCTAAGGCGCAGATTGAATCGGCTATTAATACCGCGCGGGCCGGTGGCGGGTTACCGAATGTTGAGGATATCAGTCAAGCACTGGATGTACTGAAAGAGCAATCAACCTCCGGCTTTACCAGCAGCTTTGATTTTGCCTTCGAGCAGGCTAAGACAGCTAGCATGTTGGGTGAGCTGGGCGCACTGACTGACGGTCAATTGAGCGTAGAAGAGAGTACTTTGAGCGCATTGGAAGATTCTCGCGACGCGCTAACGGCTGGCTTCGAAGCTGAAATGCTCCGGCTTGATGGCATTCTCGAAGATGCTCAAACACAGATCGGATTGTTGACAGGAATCGAAACAAATACAAAAAAAATTGCTGATGCGCTGGAAAATTTCCGGATCGCGATTTCAAACGCTAGCGTAGACGGAGGCAATATATCTGGATCTGTTCCTGATTCCTACTACCAGGCTATTGCGGGAGAAAAATTCGGAGTCGATCCGGACACGGTAACTGTAGTTCATTTCGATCAAAATGGGCAGGGCGTTACCAGTGGAACAACAGAAAATGGCGGCACGTACACTATAGATTATGGTTCCTCGATATCCAATGCTGATATCAAAAACTTCGCAGACACATATAAGATGGATGATCCTCTTGCTGTGTATAACGCGGCTATTGCAAACGGCATTTCAATGGAGAGATTATCCGAGGCTGCCAATATATCAATTGAGGATATCAATAAATTCCTGTCGGAAAACAATTTGGAACCGTTTGCTGCTGGTGGCTTTACCGGAGCAGGCGGTAAATTCGACCCCGTAGGTATCGTTCACGCAGGTGAATATGTATTCAGCCAAGAGGCAGTCAAAAACCTTGGTGTAGGTGCGCTTGATAGTCTGCACGAATCCGCCAAACGAGGCGAGCCGGAAGGCTATGCAATTGGCGGGCTGGTCAGCTCGCAGAATATCATCAATCGCTCTGATGTTAACCGTATCAATATGGCTAAAAATATCATTGATGCCAGTAGTTTGTTTGAGAAAAGAAAGGTAGAAAATGATATCGCTAGCGAATTGACGAATGCGCATGAATCAATCAGAAAAATTGAGAAAGAGCAAAAATCAATCTCAAAAATTGAGGAAACAGCTAATGCACTGAATTCGTTAAATGATACGAACAGCATAAGCAATCTTGAAAATGTTATTAATGCTAAGCACATTTTTGAGAATAGGACGGTATCGAGCGAAGCTAAACGTGATCTTCTCAGCCGGGCAAATATCACCAGTGAGGTAACGCGCAAATCCATCTTTGATCGCGTGCGTGAGTTACAACGTGTAGAGATGAATCGCGGTTTTGCAAGCGGAGGGTATACCGGCAATGCTGGCAGAGATGATCCGGTCGGCATCGTACATGGCCAGGAATATGTGTTCTCTGCCCCAGCGGTAGAGAGCATCGGTCTTGATACGCTGGAGAGACTGCATAAATCAGGTAAAGAGGGCAAGCCATCCGGTTTTGCTGATGGTGGTTTCGTTGGTGGCGATATTGGCCCAGCTCCGATTGTGGAAAGCACCAGACCCAACACAACCACTACTAACAATAATCAGTCTATCCAGTTGAATCAGGATGAAGTGATTGCCCTGTTGGACCTGTTACTGAAAGAGACGCAGAAGCAGACCGAATACACCCGGCGCACATCAAACAAGCTCGATGCTGTCACACAAGGCGGCACCGCGCTTAGGACAAAAACAGCATGAAAGCTTTTCTCCCGATTGACATTACCGATGCACGCTTTGTCAGCAGCACTATTGCAGAACCGGCGGCAGCGGAGCCCGCATGGAATTCTGGTACTACTTATGCTGTAGATAACGAGGTTAGTGTCGTCACTGCGAATAGTCATCTTGTGTACAAATCGCTTGTATCCAGCAATCTCAACAACCCACCCGCATCCTCTCCCGACAAATGGTTCTTGAAGGGTTATACCAATAGGTTCAGGATGTTCGACTGGAACCAGGGCAATCCCAGCGTTGGACTATCCCCGGTGACCGTAACGGTTAAACCAGGCAGGCGTATTAACGCAGTGATGCTGGAAGGGCTTAGAGCTGCAACCGTAGCGATCACCGTACAGGACGGCGTTGGCGGACCGACTGTTTTAACGATCAATAAAGATTTACTGAACCGCCATGCCACCACCCCTTACGAATGGTGCTTCTCCCCGTTTGTTTATGACAAGGTGG